GTCTGGACACGGAAGCGGTCGTCAATTCGGCCGCAGCGGGGCAGGCGCTGGTGGCGCTGGCAGACACCATCCCAAACTGCGGAGGCCTTGTGGCTTTCTTCACAGGGGACAACAATATCGCGGACTTTGGTGACGATTTGGTGCTGTTCGGCTTTGATCTGGCGGCTTATGCCGCTGCCATCCGCAATGTGGAGCCGGATGCGGTGACGGCCTCGGCCAACGCAGCGTCCGCGCTTTCCAGTCTGGCCTCCGGTCTGCCTGATATTTCCCTGTTTGACAAATGGTTTGGCGGAGAGCAGACCTTGGCGGACTTTGGCGACGACATCGCGGCCTTCGGCGAGGATATGGGGTACTACTATTCCCAGATCGCCGGCGCAGACCCGGCAAAGCTGTCCGGAGTCATCGATCAGGTCTGGCGGCTGGTGGAACTTGTCGAGGGTACGCAAAGTCTGGACGCCAGCGGATTTTACAATTTCAGCAACGCGCTGAACGCTATGGCGCTGGCCGGTCTGGACAGCTTTACCAAGGCATTTGCCAACTCCGGTACGCAAGTCAACAACGCGGTGTCCAGTATGTTGGACTCGATGGCTTCGGCCATTCAGATCCGTATGCCGGTGACCGTGTCCGCTATGGGAACTTTGTCGGACGGGCTGGTCAATGCGGTCAGTATGAAGATCCCGAACATGAACGAAGCGGCCATATCCATGATCCAAGGGATTGTAACCACGATCCAGAGCCGTGGAGAAACGGTGAAGGTAGTGGTCAACACACTCCTGATTCAGACATTGGCCGTGATCAACAGCCGGCGGGGGCAGTTCGTTGCAGCCGGCGGAAATGTAACCCAAGGCTTCGCGGACGGTATCCGCGCCAACATTCAAACGGCGGTAAGCGCCGCTGCGCAGATGGCGGATGCGGCTTTGGCCGCGGCAAAGACCCGGCTGGACATCAACTCCCCATCAGGAGAATTCAAACTTCTGGGCATGTATGTGGATGTGGGTCTGGCCAACGGTATCAAGGAAAACGCCTATACCGCGACAAATGCCGCAGTTTCTATGGCGGCCATCGTGGTCCAAGCACTCAAAGACAAGCTGGATATCCACTCGCCTTCCGGAGTTATGCGGGACGAAGTGGGGCGCTATATCGTCATGGGCATCGCCGAGGGCATTACCAATGACATGAGCGCGGAAGAGGCCGCCGCCAAGAAGGCGCAGAACATCGTAAACGCCTTTAAGACGGAACTGGACAAATTCGATCTGGACGCGTCCACCGCAGACCTGGAGTATCAGCTGTGGGAGAAGCTGTATGGCGCGACAGCCACGGCCTCGGAAAAGGAAGCCATGGAGATGTCTGTTCTGGCCAACAAGCTTCAGCTTCAGAGCCAAAAGGTGTCCTACGCACAGGCGGAGTATCAGACAACGCTGGATCAGCTTGGAGCGGCCAGCGAGGATACCCAAGAGGCTTACAACAAGCTGTTGCAGGAACAGATCGAACTGGTGGAGCTGGCGGAGGAACTGAATACGGCCCAGTCGGAAGCGACCCAGCGAAACCGGGAGGCCTTCCAGAAATACGCGGAGTATCTGAACGAGAACCAAGAGACCCTGCTGAACTTCGGGTTTAGTCTGGAGGAGATCAAAGCCGCTGCTCAAAGCAGCACTGGATACGATCCAAACGCCATGACGCAGAACATGAGCGTGGATGTGCAGAAGGTCGTGGCGGACGCTATGAGCAATGTGCAGGTAGCCTATCAGACCAGTGCCGAGGGAACTTTCCGTACGCTGGTGACACAGTCCACTGAAATCGGAACCAGCATGGCCGCCGGCATCGGCACAGGACTTCAAAATGGAGCTCCGCAGGCCGTCCAGGCCGGGGCTACCTCCATGGTGTCCGCCTGCGCCGACAGTATTACCAGCCAGTCCCAGACATGGAACCAGGCGGGAGGCGTGCTGGTGGACAGCTTTATCGCCGGCATCCAGAGCAATGTGGAGCAGGCGGCCCAAGCCGCAGCCAGTCTGGCCGAGAGCGCCTATCAGGCTGCTATCAACGGCATTGTGACTGCATCGGAGACCAATGCGTCGGTTCTTGTCGTCCAATACAGCGAAGCCCTCCGCAATCAGTCGGACGGCTGGGGCGAGATCGGGAACGCACTGGTGGAGGGGTTTGCCAACGGCATCCTCGCCAATCAGGGGAAGGTGACCAACGCAGCGGTATCTCTGGTGTCTGCGGGAGCCAACAGCATCATTGGGCAGAAGCAGCTCTGGGTCAACGCCGCATCCGTTCTTGTAGACGGCTTTATTGAGGGCATCCGTTCCAATGTGGAGCGGGCGGCACAGGAAGCGGCGGCCATGGCGATGGCGGCGTACTCGGCAGCAATGAGCGCCATCGGTGGGGGCGCCGGAGGCGGCGTTTCCATCTCAGTGGGTGGAGGAGCCAGCGCGGCAAGCTCCGGCGGCTCGGTCCGAAGGGTGATGAACATGGACGACATGGTGTCCCAGGCCAAGACTGGGGCTGCCATCGCAATGACCGCGGCGCTGAGCCTGTCCCCCATGGGAACCTTGGCCAAAGCGGCCGGGGTAGCGGCGTCCGCCGCGCGCAAGGCGGTATCCACGGGAAGCTCCAAGGAGAGCAGTTCCGGCGGGACCACGGTTCAGAACTTCACCCAGAACAATTATTCCCCTAAATCGCTGGACCGCACTACGCTCTACCGCAACACCAAGAACCTATTCTCTCAACTGAAAGGAGGCTTACCCTGATGATTCAATCCGTCACCGTGACCAACCCCAAGGGGGAGTCCCTGAAGCTCGTCCTGCGGGCCCCCGAGTCATCAGGGCTCATTATTCAGGAAATCTCCGGCCTTGGGCCGAGCAAGGCGAACATTAACTCGACGGAGCTTGCCACTATGGACGGCTCTATCTTTGCCTCGGCCCGGGCCACGGAGCGCAACATCGTACTTACTTTGATTCTGCTGCCTATTCCGAGCATTGAAACGGTGCGGCAGAAGACCTATTCCTTTTTCCCCATCAAGAAAGCGGTGACCCTGCTGGTGGAAACGGACAACCGGCTGGTTGAGACCACGGGTTATGTGGAGTCCAACGAGCCGAACATCTTCTCCCAGCAGGAGTCCACCCAAATCTCGATTATCTGCCCGGACCCGCATTTCTACGAGGCGGCCACCAATGAGATGGCCTTTGTGGGCGTCCAGCCGGCGTTTGAGTTCCCATTTGAGAACAATTCCCTGACGGAAAATCTTCTGGAATTCGGCGAGATCCGGCTGGACACCCGGGCAGAACTGAACTACGAAGGGGACGCCGACACCGGCGTTGTCATCAACATTCACTTTAACGGCGCAGCTACCGGGATTACTCTCTACAACACGGTGACCCGGGAGACCATGGAGATCGACACGGACAAAGTGGCGACCATTGCGGGAAACGCTTTGATGCAGGGGGACGACATCATCATCTCCACTGTCAAGGGTGAAAAATCCATGCGGCTGCTGCGCAACGGCGCTTACACTAACATCATCGCCGCATTGAACAAGGACGCGGATTGGTTCCAGCTGAGCAACGGCCGGAACGAGTTCAGCTTTACGGCAGAAACCGGGGAGAAGAACCTTGTGGTGACCTTCAACTACCGGAACGCTTATGGGGGTGTGTGATGTGGAAGCACTGATTTTAGACAAAAGCTACGCCACCACAGCGGTGCTGGATAAATTTGAGTCCTTTATCTGGACGGACCGGTTCCGTGGGTACGGAGACTTTGAAATCTATATGCCGGTGGAGACTGCGGCGCTGGGCTTTCTCAAACAGGACCACTATCTACAAATCCAATCCTCAGACCGGATGATGATTATTGAGGAGCTTCAGACCGACACCAATGCCGAAGAGGGGAACCATCTGACGGTAACGGGTCGGTCACTGGAGTCTATTCTGGAGCGGCGGGTGGTGGCGGCATATACCGTGTTGAGCGGCAATTTTCAAAATGGCGTACAAAAACTGCTCAACGAGAATGCCATCAGCCCCAGCAACTCCAAGCGGAAGATACCGGGGTTGATTTTCCGAGCTTCCACTGATCCGGCTGTCACCGGGTTGACTCTGGATACCCAATTTCTTGGCGAAACGCTGTATGAGGCCATCAACACCCTGTGCGAAGAGAAGGACATCGGATGGCGCGTCCTGCCCTACGGGGACGGCGGGTTTGTCTTTGAACTTTATGCTGGAAAGGATCGCTCCTATGACCAGACAGCTCTTCCACCTGTTGTGTTCTCCCCCAATTTTGAGAACATGCTGTCCAGCAACTATCTGGAAACCAAAAAGTCGCTAAAGACGGCGGCCTTTGTGGGCGGCAGCGGAGAAGGCTCGGAGCGGACCATCACAGAGGTGACGGACGATGACGGCGGCGGAACCGGGCTGGACCGGAGAGAACTTTTTGTTGACGCCGCGGGCGTATCCAAGGAAACCGTCACATCAGAAGAAGGCATGACGGAGGAGGAGATTGCCAGCCAGGAGGCGGCGGCCAACGCAGAATACATCACCCAACTCCAGGCAAAGGGCAAGGAGGCCATGGCGGAAACCAAGGTTACCAAAGCCTTTGAAGGAGAAATCGACGCTACCCGGCAATTTGTCTACGGCAAGGACTTTACCATCGGCGATTTGGTGCAGGTGGTGAACGAATACGGAATGGAGGCCAAATCAAGGGTCTCCGAACTGATCCAATCCCAGGATGTGAATGGCGAGTCGATCCACCCGACTTTCACTTCCATCGAAACTGACTAAGAAAGTCCAATGGTATGAAGTCAAGTAGGTGATGCAAGAAAATTTTAAGCGAAACAGAGTAAAAAGCACTGTGTAGACAGCAAAAAGGCAACACCAACCAAAGCCCTGTCCCTGAGAAATTTTGAAACAGGGCCTATGAGTCAGAGTGGCAAGCTGCGCTCTCAGCCCTCCGGCGGGATATACAGGCGGTTGTCCTTTAGCAGCCGAAAGACCAACCGGACCAGTTTTCTGGCAGTTAAAGCGAGTGCGCGTTTATGCTGGTACTTGTTGACCTCTTTGAATTTGAGGTCATAGTAACGCCGGAACTCGGAGTCGCATCTTCTCACGGAGTTGGCGGCTTCCAGCAGGTAGTAGCGGAGATAGCGGTTGCCGGATTTAATCATTCTGGAGTGTTCGGCCTCGAAGTCGCCAGACTGGCTCCTGTTCCAGACAAGGCCGGCGTATTTGGCAACCGAGGCTTGGGAATCAAAACGGTGGATATCACCAATCTCAGCAATGATACCGGCGGAGTAGACCTTGCCAATACCGGGGATGGAGGTCAAAGTGTTCGGAATGATTTCAAACTGCTGTTCAATGGCCTTATCTAATACTTTGACCTGCCCTTTCAAGGCGCGCATGGAGGCAATAGAAACAGCCATTGCTTGGTTTACAGTGTCGTTTACTGTTTTGGGCAGCCGATAGGAGCCTTTGGCTGCAGCCCGAACTGCCTTGGCGGTAGCATCCGGGTCAGCAAATTTGCCACGGCCTGTTTCAGTAATAAAGGCAGTCAGTTCCTCCAGGTCGGCATTCGCCAAGTCATCCACGGTTTCAAAGTGTTCCATGAGTGCGATGGTGGTGGCGCTGGTGTTCTGAATGTCTTTGTCCTGGGCCATGCCGGAGCATTTGAGGAATAAGTAGTTGGCGAACCGCTGCTTCTCCCGGGTCAAGTTTTGGATGACATCAAATCTGGCTCTGGTAAGGGTTTGCAGGGCTTTGTAGCGGTAATCGTCCATGTAGACCTCCCTGTTGATTCTGCCGAAACGGAGATGGTCGGCAATCACAAAGGCGTCCACCCAGTCGTTCTTTGGCAGGTCAGAATAGGCTTCCTTGAATTTCCGCACCTGCTTTGGATTTAGAACATGGATTTTCCTCTGAAACCGCCCCAAGCGGCCATCCTCACGAAGAGCATAGACTAGGCTGTCCCCGTAGATGGAGGTGGCCTCCAGGCCAATCACCACACGCTCAAGCTGCATGGAGCCAAGTGCCGATACGATTCTCTCTGATAACAGTTTAGCACCGCCAAGGTTATTCTGCACGGAGAAGCTGGAGTGTTTGCTGCCGTCCGGTTTCATCAGGTAGGCCACATTGTTCTTGCTGCTCACATCAATGCCAACGAATAGTGGATTCACAATTTTCACCTCCCCGCATGGAGATTTCAGGCCAGCAGGCTTTGAGATACCCATGATAACCGGAGCATCTGGCACCCTCGCTTATCAGAATCATTCCTGGGCAGACCAATGCGATAGCCCTCACTGCTGAAAGGGCGGTCTTGTCCCAGGCAAACAGCCAATGAGTTTGCAGCTAACTTCCGGTTCAGGGGAACAGACTTTCAGTGAAGTAGCCTTACGGCTCAACCGGAGGACTCAGAACTTGACCCTGCTGTCCTACAGCTATTGTATCACGGGCACCTCAAAGCCTGCTGATACCTGAAACTATTAACTTTGAAACTTATTATACGAGGAGGATACACCATGAGACATCAAAAAAAACGGTGGTTTGCCGCATTATTATCCTTATGTATGTTACTATCTATTCTTCCTTCAACTTCTCTAGCTTTTAGTGAAAGCGAAGAGACCTGGAGTGGGAACAGGAGGAATCAGACCATTGATGGCGGAACCCATACAATTACGCTTAGTAATCTTACTATTGACTCACCGGGCGTTGAGAAATCTGCTATTGATATAACTGGTAACGCAGATGTCACCTTTATATTGGAGGGCAACAACACTCTCAGAGGTTACCGGAATCATCCTGCCATCTGGGTGGAGTCCGGTTCCTCCGTTACCTTTGAAGGAAACGGATTACTCGAGGCCTCCGCCGGGGGGGCATCCATCGGTTTGGGGGCGGCCGGAATCGGCGGTGGATATGGCGCCAGCAGTAATTTTGGCAATATCACCATCAACGGTGGTACCATCATTGCCCGAGGCTCCGGAGGCGGCGCGGGCATCGGCGGCGGCCTCGAGGGCGGGAAGGGGGCCGGTCCACGATGAC